TTACTTATTAAGTAGGTAAAGCGTTTACTAAGTAATTTCTATTAGAGTTGTCATATATACTGCCTGATTCATATGATGCGCTATACCATGTTATAACTTGTGAACTCGACACAGAATATAATGTATATGGTTGTGTCGAATTTGATTTAGGCCAAGAAAAAGAACTTGACTCAAAATATAAATAATTTTCCCACCCATCAAATCCCTGAATAATGTTATCAATAGAATTTAAGGAAGAAGAAGCATCTAATAAAGCTGTAGATGATGGACTTTGAGAGGCAGAGTATATTAATTCATTATAAAGTTCTATTTGGTTTACTTTATATTGAAAAGTTTCTAAACGAGTATTAACAGATGAAAATTTAACAAAATTAGCATAATTTGTATAATCAACATTTATTTGAAAATTAGATGAAGATACATAATTAATTAATTTTTGTAATGTTGAATTTTGAGATCCAGTTATATTAGTTAATTGGGAATAATTATAATATGGTGTAGATCCAGCTACTTGAGAATCAGTATCTATATTAAAATTAGCTGGTCGTAAAGTAGGTAATGTTTCTTCAGGTAGTTCAAAAAATATTGATACTGAAAATCTATCATCAATAGATAATTTATCAACTATCCCTACTTTATCATTTATAATAAAATTAACAGGAAGTGGATCTATTAGTTTTATTAAAACAGTATTTGTATTTAAATCTAAAGCTATATTAACTGCAGGAATAAATTGGTTTTGGCCAAAATTTAAATAGAATTCTTTAAAATAAGGAGTATTTTCAAATTCTGTTATAAAAGTTGATGTACCTGCTGTTATAGCTTGTGGAGTTAATACTGTTGAAGCTAGTCTTAATTCTAATCTATCATTAGAAATTTCTTTAATAAAAAAATCTCTTTCTGGTCTAGGTGAAATTTTTGGCCTAAGAATATTATAATCAACTACAAAATCACCTCTAGTAAAACCTAATCTTTGAACATCTATACCTGGATCAAATTCTATTTGTTTTATTTTATTAACATTATCAGTAATACCATTATTAGGTACTTTATAGTCTGAAAAAGGTACAACTGATCTTAATAAGTTATCAGAATTATCATAAACATGTAATTCAATAAAGTCTTCAGGTTGACCAAAACTTCTATTCATTTCAGTATTAACAACTAAAGTTAATTCTTCAGGTGTTAATATTTGATCTGTTGATGATAACTTATTTACTATTATTGCCATTACGGATTTGTTGTATTAAAATTTGATAAAGTTATAACTTGATTTTTAAGTGATACATTTTCTTGTCTTAAACCTTCTAACTCATTATACAAACTATCTAATGAAATTCCAAGTTCATTTAAACTTCTTTCAGCTAAATATTCATGAGAATTAATTGAACCTGTTAAAGGAATAGAAAAAAATAAAGTTTCATATTGTTGGAAAAAATCTTGAACACTTAATAAACCAGAACCAGTATCTGTTGATGATGGAGCTGGGATTAGTTGAGTAAAAGATGTATTAACAATTTCTTTAAAATTGTCATTATTATATATAGTTTTCTTTATGTTTACTATTTCTCCCATTAACTACCAAATGCTAAACTAAATGAAGTTGTGAATCCTGCAGCGTTTGTAAATGTTGTATCACCTACACTTTTTACATTTTGTGTTACTTTAAAATAAAAACTTGGTTGATCAAAAACATAAACATTAGCTCCAATAATTGTTTTAATTAATATCTTATAATATCTGTCTGGTTCTAAACCATTCATATAAAGATTAAAATAATTACTTGTTGAATCTGAGCTTAATTTAGTTGCTGTAGAATCAAAATCAATTATTGTTTCATTAGTATCTAAATCTATTACTGAGTAATAAGATGTTTGAGGTAATGAATTGTTGTACGCATATAATGATGCTGTTGTAAAAGTTCTAGTTGGATAACGTTTTCTAGTATAAACTCTTATTTTAGCATATTCTGTTTCTCTATATTCTTCTTTATTATTACCTAAAGTAACTAACACATTATCATCAGTTATAGTAACTAATGAACCAGTATTCCAAGTTGAATCATCCCATTTTAATTCTAGATAAGGTGGATAAATAGTATTAGTATCTCTAGAAAAGAAATTCATTGTATATAATGAACCTGTACTAGTTACTTCATTTGTTGATCCACTTAATTGTATAATAAATCCATTATTTTCAATTTCTTCATTATACCACATATCAACCAAACTTGTAACATCAACATTTATATCTTTTGAAGTATAAAAATTAAATGATTGACTAACTGAAGATGTATACCAAGTACCTCCACCATAATTTGACCCTGTATATGATCCTGTAACTCCTGAGTTAAATGTTGTGGCCCAAGCGTTAGTTTGATCTGATGATCTGTATCTCCATGCTACTCCATTATCTACAATAGGAATATCAGCTAATCTACCAGTTCCCATATCCCAAGATTGAGAAATTGGATTAATATTTAATACTATATCGGATGGTAAACCACTAACATTAGCAGCATATAAATGTAAACTACAAGTTACTGGAGTAGGAGAATAATTGTTTTTAATTTGATTAATTGGTGTTTGATCAAATTGCATTAATATTCTTCTCATTTCAGCTTGACCATCATAAACTTTAGATAGTTGTTTTGAAATGTCTAATATCTCATCTATACCTGAGTTGAGATAGGCATAGTCTGAGTAGATTGTAGCGTCTTTTGTAGGGAATAGTTTATATACAGCCATTTTATATAAATATATTTTTAGTAAACTATTACACGACCAGATATATCAGAATCAGGATATCTTACTTCAAATATAGAAGGATCAATAGAAGGATAAATTATTCCATTTAAAGTAGCAGCATTTAAATCATAAGCATATGGAGAATAATTTGAACCAGCTTTATTAACAAATTCTAATTTTCTTACTGTTTGAACACCAGGAGTGTTATATAATACAGCTTCAACTGCAGTTTTAATAATAGGTTGATTAATATTCCATTTAGATGTTTCAAAGAATGTTTTTAGTTTAGTAATACATTCAGTTAGCACTGTTTGCGCATTATAACCAGTTAAAACAGATATATCAAAATTAACACCTATATTAATATAAAAAGCGTCTCTAATTGATAAAGCGTCTGTAATCATTTTAAACTGTTCTAAATAATTTTTTAAATTAAGTTTAACAGCTGGAGATGCTGTGGATAGTTTTCCATCTATATTATTTGATAAAATATAAATAGATAAAGCTAATGGATTGTTATTTAGTAATTCATTAGGTCTATCAGTATCTATACCTACTTTATAATCTTGGGCAACAAATGCTTTAGATATATAACCAAATTCCGAAGGTAATGATAAAGCTCTTACTAAATAATCTTCTTTAGTAACACCTCTTAATTGAGTTGGGAAGTTAGCTAATGATTTTTGTCTAATTTCTTCAACTGTTTCACCAGGACCACCACCAACAGCTCCTACAGGATTGTTAAATCTTACAGAATCTTGAACAACAGTTACTATACCTGAGTCTAAACCGTATGAATCTATAAAAGTATTTACTGTTGTAGGAATTGTTAAGTCATTAGAAGGAACATTTGATTCTGGGCCACCACCAACTATATAATTAACTGTTAAAGTAACATTTGAAGGTGCTAAACCATATTCATTAGTATATAAGAAATTTGATGGATCAAATGCTGTATTAAATTTAGATATACCATCAACTAAACCTAAACCAACATTATCTGGGTTAGGGATAATTAATTCATCAGCAACTGAAGAAACTCCTGATCCAAAACCTATTTCTAATGTTGTAGCATTGGTAAATCTAGTTGTAAATCTTCTATTAACTTTTTTTAGTCTCAACATATAAGCAGCTGAGTCTCTATATTGAGCGTAATTAGGTTCATAAACAGGAATGTTATATGATTTATCAATAATAGTATCTTGAGCTAAGTAAGGAACTTCATACCAAGTATTACCATCATCATCAACTATACTTTCAACTTTAATAATTTGATTATCAACTAAATCTACTGTTGAAAACTGTTGAGAATTACCAAAAGTAAATGTTGTTGATGTTTTAGTTCCTGAATAAGCTGAAACTCTTTTTTTAAATAGATAATATTCTGGGTTATTTGTACCGGCAACATAACTATAAATTGATATATCTGTTGGATCAAATGAAGATGAAAATCTGAAATCGACTAAATTTTCAGTTATAAAAGTTACAGATGAGTTTGAATTTGAAGTTACAACTGAACCTTCTTGTACTTGTAAACAGTATCTATAATCTGGTTCATAGTTGTTAGAGGCATCTGAAGGAATTAGTTGGAATACATCTAAATTAGTTTGAGCAGTTGAAATAACTTTTGGTTTATATCCTAAAGAATATGCTAAAGCTAATATATTTTTTTCTTCTTGAGCGTAAGCTAATAATGTTTCTTGAACTTGATTATCAGTATAAAATGATAAAACATCACCAACATAAGCAGCCAAATCAATAAACATATTACCTGGAGCGGATGGTCCAAAATCTATATAACTATTCTGATAATAGTTTTTAATATACTCTACTAAACTTTGTTTTAAAGAAGTAAAGTCCCTGTTAATATATTTTATATCTTGACTCATTGTGTTATATTAATATTTAAAAGATCTTTTTGATCATATATACTATAATCTATTATTAAGTTAGCTGTATAGCTATCTGGATCTGTGTTTATGGTTATATTGTTGATAATAACTCCAGGAACATATTCTAATATCCCTTGTTCTAAGGTAGCTATTATACTATCAACATTAGTAGTAGGATCAAAAAGCATACGTCTTATATCTCCTCCAAAGTTAGGATCAAAAAGTCTTTCACCTTTATTAGTTAAAACATAATTAATTAATTGAGATTTAACTTGATCTTTTGTTGTGATAGTTTGATTAAATACACCATTACCATTATACAAAACACTTATCCCCAAAGCTCTTTGAGGTCTAGCTACTTGGGGATTAATTCTATATATTGGTCTTACTGGCATTAGATTTTACCGTTTTCTTTTAATTTACCCATTATAGCTCTATAATCAGGAACAGCATCTATTTGTACTTGATTAATGTCTTTAACAGGACCTGATTGTTGTAAAAAATTTTCTACAGAAGTTACTTTAGTTTCATTACCTCCCATATTAGGCATCATAGATGAAAAATTAGGGGCCATAGGAGAAGTACCATTTATTAAAGTTCTCCAACTACCATCAGCGGCTGTTTCTTGTAAAATGTCTTTAATTGGGTCACCTGTTGGTTTAAATGTTTGTTTTTTAACAGGGATATCTTTAACAATATTTTTTACTGTTCTAGATTCATTAACTTGAGGTTTACTCATTTCATTGAGTTCTTCACGAAGTACATTTCGTACTTCATCTCGCACAACTTTTCTGATTGCATTTAAAAATTCATTTGCTTTCATGTTTATAAATATTTATATTAACTAAGTATTCGTTTTAATTCTTGAATTAATTCGTATGGTGTTTTAATTATACTAGGAGCTGTTTGGGTTATTAATAATCCTGATAAAGCTTCATATGCTACTGCTTTATTAAATCCATTATCTAAAGCAACAATTTTAATAGTATATTTTATACCATTTGAACCTATTATAGTTTCTTCTAATGTTAAAGGTACTTCAGTAGATTTAATAGATGTTATTAATTCTTCTTTAGTGTTTTTGTAATCTGCTGGGTTGTTGATAATATTAAGTTGGGCTTGACTTAATAAAAATTTTAAATTAGATAATAAAGAATTGGCTGTTGTTATTAAAGCTTTTATAACTCCAATAACTTCATTTATATCACTAATAGTTTGTTGAAGTTTAATATTTTTTTCATATTTTTTAAGTATATCAGCAAGTGATAATCCTGTTGTAGGTTTAGAAGGTGATGGGCTTGCTAATTCAGTAGTGGTTGAAATAAATTGAACTTCAATTTGACCTTCTCTAAATTTAAGAAGTATTTGTAATCCTGTTAATATTTTATTAGCAAATCCTAAAATTTTATTAAGTTTTTCTATACCATCATTTATTTTTTCTATAGTTTTAGTAGTAGACTGAATTCTTCTATCAAACTGAGCTTTAATCTCTAACCAAGGACCATCAACAACTGGGTAAAAATTAACAGTTGTACCTTGAATTTCTACTCTTCCTTTTCTATCTAATAATGATGTAGCTGATTTAGTTATTTTGTTTATATTTTCTTCTGATGTAGCTATAGATATTAGTATAGGTTTTAATATAGGAATTAATGCTTTTACAATTTCTTTAACTCCTAAAGAACCATCACCATCTAAATCAGTATTTGATAATGAAGAGGATACTTTTGTTTTAAAATCACTAACAGAACCAGATACTTTTTGTCCAACAGAATTTTTAGCATCTTCAAATGATGGAGCTGAAAAGCCAAAGTCACCTACTTCTTCTAAATCAGGAAGTTCTAAGGTAGGTTGTAATTTTTTAACTAAATCAAAAATACCCATTATATAGTTTTAGTTATATTAGACTTATAAAAACCAGGATTATCTAGTTTTTGTAAACTTAAATTCAATTGAATTTTTAAAAAATCAGCAGCTGCAGCATATACAGGAGGTAATTTAGTACTTGTAGCGGCTAATTCATTAAAATTATTAATAGCGTTAACCATTTCTGTTAATATTTGTTTTAAATCATCAGCTTTAACTACTGCTTGTAAATTACCTTTTTTCTCATCACCTAATTGAATTAATGGAGAATTAATATAAAATTTATTAACTATATTATCAGTATCTTCAGGTCCGACATCAATATAAACACCTTCATTAGCATTTATATGAATATATTGATTAGAACTTAAGAATACACTATCAGACCTACCATTTAAGATAAGTCGACCAGATGATAATATAATCTGTTCTCCTTCGTATTGACTAGGTAATGTTGTACTCATGATTTTTTAAATATAGCATTAGTTATAGTTATTTTACCAGCGTTAATCCATCTTTCTATTATAGGAGCTATATAATTATTGACATTAGTAGGTGCTGGGCATTTATATTTGTTGCAACAATTTGGGTTACGAGAACACCCAGAACCACAACATCTAGAACGTTCTTTGTAAAAGCCTTGAGACCAAACATAAAAAGCACCATTACTTGGACCATCTGATTGGCTAGTTATTAAATTAAAAAGATCTTGATAAGATGAAGCTGTTTTTAAAGCAGCTACTATAGGAGCATATCTTGAACTTTTCCATAAACCAGCATTAGCATTAATACCATTTTCAAAAGAAGTATAATCTGTAACTTTAGCTTTATTTAAACTTATACAATTTCCTGAATTATCTTTAACACATCCTGTTGGTTGAGTTGAATTAAAGGCATTATATAAAGCACAAGCTCCTTCTTGTTCTCTCCAAGCTAACATAAAAATTAAAGTATACTGATTAATAGGTATATTAGCTGTTTCAAGAAGTTTTTTCATATAATAAATGTACTCATTTTTTGTCATAGCTACCCTACCACTTCTTTTACAACCGGCACCGGCTCCAGTACCACCAGAAGTTATTCTAGGATTGTAAGTAAAACTAGATATATCATTTAAAGCAGATTGAGCCTCTTTTTCTTGTTCTGAGGTAAGTTTAAAAGTTGAAATTGGGGTTGTTGGAGTTGATAAAATGTTTAACTCTTGATCGGCCGATATAGATTCTATATAAGCTTGTGAAACAAAAAACTCTTGATAATAAGGATTATCAACATCACTTAATTGAATAGATTCAAGATCTTCATCTTCAGGTAATTGATAAATTATTAAATCTTCAAATTCATCAGGATTAAATTGAGGAATTACTGTTTTAATTTTTTCTAATACTTCTTCATTAGAAGGTTCTTCATTAGGTAAAACAGAAGATTGGGTTAATGCTTGAGTAGGTAAAGCTCCTGTTGGGTTTGTAACTATATAATTAGAAGAATTATTTTCTAAATTAAAAGTAGTATAGTTTGTAGAACCCATCTGGATATTGATAGGAGAATTTGATATTAAAGAATCTGTTGAGGTTGATATAATACCTATAAAAGAATTATCAGTGTTAGGTGATATTTCTATAGCTCCATCATAATTACTTGATGTTAATTGATTAGTTATATTTTGATTTTGTGAA